GGTGTGAACAGTGGTAACTACAAGCTACCAAAGGATTGCACTTTCTGCTCACACAAAATCAAGTGCTGGCCTGGTTTAAAAAGTCTGCCCTCTAAGGTGTACAAAGGTAAAAGAGAAGCACCTACCGTGCATTATACTAGATTGAAAGGCGAATACTAAATGACTAAGGTATCAATAAATGATGTTGAATACGACACAGAAAACATGACAGACAAGCAGCTAAAGACAGTACAGTTACTACAGCAGAACTTAGTGTCTGTAAATATGCTAGATCATTGGCTACAGTGTGTTAAGTTTGTAGGAGAGATTAAGACACGAGAACTGAATAAATCACTTAGTGATGATCAAAAGAAAAAGGAGTAGCACGAGAAGGTATCGCAGTGGCCTAGAAAACGAGATAGCTGCATACCTAAGAGAGCATCAAAGGCAAGTCAGGTATGAGCGTTTAAAGATAGAGTGGGAAGACCTACGCTACAGAACGTACACACCTGACTTTATTTTAGACAACGGTATCATAATAGAAACCAAAGGCATCTTTGACTCAGAGGACAGACGTAAGCATCTAGCCATACGAGAACAACACCCAGAGCTAGATATACGATTTGTATTCAGCAACAGCAAAGCAAAGCTATACAAAGGGGCTAAGTCTAGATACTGTGAGTGGTGTGACAAGTATGACTTCAAGTGGGAGCATCGTATCATACCGCAAGAGTGGTTGAAGGAGAAAGGTAAACCTATAAGAGTAAAGAAGATACTCTTCAAAGGAGAAAGAAAGGTAACAACATGAAGTACGTGATAGGAGATGATGAAGTAGCTTTGGTTTTGAAACCTTGTTCCTTTGATGGTAAAGGTAAATGGACAGGTGAGATGAATACAGGTCTTGTTGTAGGTGAGCCTAAGTTGCTTGATACAGAAGACACTGCATACGTCATGCATCTAGCTACATTGATGGGTGCTTTTTTAGAACTCGCACAACACGATGATATGCTGTACAACATGGTAGAAGAACACAGAAATGAACTAATAGGTTTAAAAGACGAAGAAGAAGAAGAAGACCAGCCCATGTACGAAAAGGTAGAAGGCACAGACGGTAAGATTCTAAAACTTACTAGGTTCACTAAAACGCAAGGTAATGCTTAATGAAAAAAGAAGGTCACGATCCTGTAACTAAACCTATTCATTATAATCAAGCAGGTATAGAATGTATACAAGCTATAGAGGCAATGACACAAAATATGTCTGGCAGTATTGCACCCCATGCAGCTAATGTGTTAAAATACCTGTGGAGATGCGAATACAAGAACGGACTAGAAGATATAGATAAAGCTATCTGGTATCTTAACAGACTAAGGAAACGATGGACGGAGATAAGAAAGTGAATAATAAAAATAAAAAGTTTAGCGTTACATTCTTACTGGAAGTAGATGAAGCATGTAACGTATTATCAACTGTACAAGACGCACATGAAGAGGACGTGCATGATCTAGTACGCAACACGTTCTACGATATAGACGATGTAAAAATAGACAACCTAACTGTGAGAGAGAGAACATGATTAATGCAAGTGATATAGAGGCGTTTGAATACTACAACAGCGTGGACAATGGTGAAGTATTGCCTACTGACTACCAGACTTTTATACATCAGTCTAGGTATTCCAAGTGGATGCCAGAAGAAAAGAAAAGAGAGAACTGGAGCGAGACAGTACAACGCTACATGAATAATATAGTTGATGGCAAAGTATCACCCGAAGAACAGCTACAAATAGAGGATGCTATTATCAATCTAGAAGTAATGCCATCCATGAGAGCCATGATGACTGCAGGGCCAGCAGCAGACCGGGATAACACATGTATATATAACTGTAGCTATCTAGCCGTAGATGACCCTAAAGCCTTCGATGAGGCTATGTTCATCCTTCTCTGTGGTACTGGCGTTGGCTTCAGTGTTGAGAGGCAGTACATTAATATGCTCCCTGAAGTCCCTACTCTCTTCCAGAGCGATACCACTATCGTTGTAAGGGACAGTAAGGAGGGATGGGCTAAGGCGTTTAGACAAGTGTTGGCACTCCTATGGGCTGGTGAGATTCCTCAATGGGATACCTCAAAGGTTCGTCCTGCTGGCGCTAGGTTGAAGACGTTTGGCGGTAGGGCTAGTGGCCCAGCGCCTTTGATAGATCTGTTTAACTTTACTGTGCAAACATTTAAAAATGCACAAGGGCGTAAACTCAGTGCTCTAGAATGCCACGATATTATGTGCTTTGTAGGACAGATAGTTGTCTCTGGTGGTGTAAGACGTAGCGCTATGATTAGTTTATCTAACCTAAGTGATGACCGTATGCGTCACGCTAAGTCAGGTCAGTGGTGGGAGACAGCAGGACATCGTGCTTTAGCTAATAACTCTGTATGTTACACAGAGAAGCCAGACATGAACTCATTCTTACGTGAGTGGACAGCTTTAGTAGAAAGTAAGTCAGGAGAAAGAGGGATATTTAATCGTGAAGCATCTAAGAAACAAGCTGCAAAAAATGGTAGGCGTGATAGTGAGTGGGAGTTTGGGACTAATCCATGTTCGGAAATAATTTTGCGTGGCCCCAAAATACATCCAGAGCATGGTTACCCTGTAAAAGGAAGTGGTGGGCAGTTTTGCAATCTTTCTGAGGTTGTGGTTAGGGCTACAGACTCTATTGACGATCTTGAAAGGAAAGTCAGAGTTGCAACTATACTTGGAACTATTCAATCGACCTACACACACTTTCCATATCTGCGAAAGGTGTGGCAGCGTAATACAGAAGAAGAGCGTTTGCTTGGTGTGTCACTCACAGGGATAATGGACAACCCACTAATGACTACAAAGAACAAAGGTCTAGAGAAAACGTTAGAGCACCTAAAGAATGTCGCTATTTCTACTAACGCTGAACTTGCTAACAGTCTCAACATACCTCAATCTACTGCTATAACTTGCGTCAAACCGTCCGGTACAATCTCCCAGTTGGTTGACAGCGCGTCTGGTATTCACCCTCGCCACAGTTCATATTATATCCGTACTGTACGCGCTGATACCAATGACCCCTTAACTAAGTTTATGGCTGATCAAGGTATACCTAACGAGCCTTGTGTAATGAAACCTGATAGCACAGTAGTGTTCAGCTTTCCTATCAAGTCACCAGACAAAGCAGTGCTTAGAGATGATATAACAGCCATAGAGCAGCTAGAGACTTGGCTTATGTATCAACGACACTGGTGCGAGCACAAGCCCTCAGTGACGATTACAGTGCGTGATGAGGAGTGGCTAGAGGTGGGTGCATTTGTGTACAAACACTTTGATGAGATGAGTGGTATATCTTTTTTGCCTCACTCAGATCATACATATCAACAAGCACCCTATCAAGAAGTAGGTAGGTCAGACTACAATATGTTAGCGTCACTTATGCCGACTAGTATTGATTGGTCTAAGCTGTCTGACTATGAAGAAGACGATAACACAGCATCCATGCAGACACTAGCGTGTAGTGGCGATAGCTGTGAAATAGTAGACTTAACATAAAGGAGAAATAAAATGGTTGAGTTTTTTATAACATCTATAATTGCTGTTGGGTTGATGGCAGACGCATTAATACCTGCGATTAATAGTGGTATAGATGTGGCTGCACCTTATGTAGATCAAGGTGTTGATGCAGTGAAAAGTATCATTAAATGAAGTGGATAATAGTCCTTATATTCTTTAATGATGGACTACATTATGCACAAACCCAGCCTTACTTCTACAAGAACTACGAAGTATGTGAGGCTGCAGCAAGCGAGGTAAAAAAAGTGTACTCAAAAAACATGCCACATGAAGATGCACAAGTCATGGTATTTTGTGCATCGCTACCCCGGCGATTATGAGCATAGAGAGCGAAGCAAAAGAGCACATGGAAAGAAAGCAGCGGCTTTTTTATGAGGGGCTATTAAGAAAGCTAGAGCCTGTCAAGCAGCACATAGAAGAACATTTACCAGACAGCAATGGTAAATACCGGGCTTTAGATGCTGTAGAGGATGTATGTATGATAGTTAAATACACTGCAGAACTACAGGGATTGAAGTAACTAATCTATTTTAGCACTAGGTGGACACGGCTGTTCTATATCGTATGTAACTATGTGATAAGGCCAGCGGTTATACTTAGTGCTAATCTCTTTTGGGCATCTGTATACACAAACTTTGTACATAGTTCCCAGTGGAACCATACCAAACAAGACGCTTGTTAGAGCACAAATCAAAGACCTGTTTTTACTTTGTAGTTTAGGTGGTCTATAATAGAGTTGTACATGCGTAACTCTCTAAAGTTAAAGTCTTTTATATCTGCATCTACACCACGCTGCTTCATTATTCTCAGAGCCTTCTTCTGCTGTTCTTTTGTGCCTTTATTAGATGCTTTATATCTCTCTTGCTCCATATACCCTTCGCTTGTGAGAAAAGAAAAGTTATCTCTTACTTGTTTTCTGGCTCTCTTTAACTCCTCTTTTACTCTACCTCTTTTGTACGCCAAATCACCTTCTCTAAAATTTTTACTCTTTAGTAGACGTGTCATTCTTCTCTCTAGAACAGGTGCAAGTGTCTCGTTAAAGATCCTGTCATACATAGGTATCTGTGACCTTTGATCTGCCTTCCACGTTTGCAACTCTGACAACGTGTACGCTTTCTCTGTAGCAGTCTTACCTCTCTTAATGTTTAAACCTAGTATCCGGGCTAAAGGATTGGCATCATATATGTCACCTTCTCTGGTAGCCACTCGTAGGTTTTCTCCTGTGAGTGTTTCTGACTCACCAATCAAAACCTCTAATATATTGTCAAAGTATTTAGAAGCAGACTGTGTAAATTTATTAACCCCTTCTGCCTGTCTTACATCTTTAGCTATATCATTACCAGCGAGATACCCTACTGATCTGTTTACTGCATCTAGTGGACGTGTAGCACCAGCCGCTATATTACCTAGAGATTTATACAAAGCATCTAGCGCTCGGCCTCTGTCGCTACCATCACCTGTAAAGTAATCAAAGACGTTAAACAGATCGTTACCAAACTGTGCATCTCTGGCTACTTGACCTATAGCTAACTGGTTAAGTATCTCTTCTTGTAACTCTGGCGGTATAGCCTCACCTTTTCTGTTTAAGTTAGCCCCACGACCTACTGCTAAGAACAGCGAGAAGGGAAACACGTTTCTTACGTCTACAATAGTCCCACTCATCTCTATTTCGTTTACAGCTAGTCCTTTCTTTTGTCTCTCTTCATCCATCTGCATAGCCATAGCTAAGGCACTTGTGCCTACAAGAGAACGGGCCATAGCTTCATTTGCTTTTATGTCTTTACCACCAGCTTTAGCTATCCTAGCTGCTGTAGGCAAGAAACTTAATGGACTCCACTGATAAGCTGTAGCCACCACGTTGTTCATAAATCTACCAAACGGTATAACTGTTCCTAAAAAGGGTGTGTTAGATGCTTGCTCTACAAACTTAGCAGCGAAGCCTAGATACTGATCGTCTGTGGTGTAGTCTTTAGAGAAAACAGAACGCAGTGTGGTATCAACTGCACCGCCTATTACATCATCATCTATCTTAGACATATCACCTGACTTCAACACATTTATCAATGATATGTTTGCGTCGTCTTTACCGTGCTTTAGCCTGATGTATTTGTCTAACTCTGTCATAAACATCTGTGATTTAGTAAATGTATCTTGTGCCCTCACACCTGTTATCATCATAGAGGCATCAGCAAATATCTCAGCTTTCTTTAAAACAGTATTGTCTATATCCATGTTGTAACGCTTGGCTGTTCTTTCAATGCCGCCACCAATGGTTTCAAACAACAAGTTCTTGACTTGTTTGTTGTCTCCCAAAGAATCCATAAGGTCTATAAAACTCTCGTATGTAGACATGGGGTCAAGAAAGTTTTTCATCTTTTGTGCTTGTATATCTTTGTACACACGAGCCTGTCTAAATAACTCTTTACTTAAATTCTTATTACCTGTAGTAGCTGCACCTACGCCAGCTATACCTAGCATCCCTGTGCTAAACAAGTCAGCTACACCTTGTCCACCGTAGAACTGTGCAAAGCCAGCCACGTTAGCAGCAGTGGTGGCAGGAGATGAAACCAACAGACGCTTCCATATATTCTGTATGTACGCACCATACTTGGGAGTTTTTTTACCTGCCATAACATCTTGACCAAACTCTTTGGCTAACTCATCTTGCACTTCTTTAGAGTTTAGAGTTTCAACAAGCAACTCATTACCAGATACAACACCACCATCTACAACTCTGCGTACCTGAGACATAACACTCAACGTGCTACCTGCACCACTAACCGTAGCAGCTATGACATCTCCCAACTCAACAGGCAAGCTGTGCAATGTGCCTAAATCTATGTTGGTGTGTTCTCTAAACGCGCGTCTAATCTCTTTTAGGTCATCTGGGTCCATATAGTGTAACAAGTTTGTCATAACATCTGATATTTTTGTTTTCTTTGAAAACTTAATACCATTATCTTTAAATATCTTGGCTAGTCCACCTACTTCTACTGGACCTTTTATGCCTAGCGCCTCTTTACCATCAGGTGTATAACCTAACATAATTCTACTTAATAAACTTTCTGGCATAACTTGAGTGCCATCTGCGCCTTCAAATGTTTTCTTGCCACCACTAACCTTTTCATTCCAATCTCTTATAGTATCTTTCATGTGCTCTGCGGCTTGTTTAATAGACTTTTGTTTTAAGATGGGTGCAGCCACTGCCTCTCTAGCTAATCTGTTTACTATCTTTTGTTGTTCTCTGTAGGCTTTGGGGTTTTTATATTTATTTATCTTGCTTAATGCTTCTTTCTCTGCTTTAAATCTTTTTAGAGGAAGCTCTTCTGCTCTGCTTGCAGCCTTTGCATTATCCATAGCCTCAGACAAACCAGACATACCATCAAACTTACCAAACGTGTAGTGTAGTCCACCCCCTATACCACCCAGCGCTAACGCCATAGCTGTCTGTGCAGCGCTAAACTTATCCTGTGCTCCTATGTCGAGGTATATATCTTGCGTTGCTATATCTTGCACACCAGCAAGTAAAGCATCTATTGCTGTGGTTTGTATGACAGCTTTTTTAGCAGCTTTACTTTTTAGCTCTCCTGTCTCTTCCCTTATGGCCCTTTGTGCAGCCTGTAGTCTAACCCTAGCTCTAGCCCTCTTTGCTGCAGCATCAGCCGCCCTTTTCATAGATGCCTTAGTGTAGCTACCTCCTGTCAACTTGGCAGTCATAGAATCTGCAGCCTCTTTTGCTGCTTTCTCAGCCGCCTCTTTTGTAGCACCACTAGCAGAGGCACGTCTAGCTGCTGCAGCTACAGAGGCTTGTATAGCTCTCTTACTGCCCTCACTTACACCTAGCGCACCTGCTTTACCAAAACCACCAGTTAGTAATCCTATGTAGTTTGTAGGATCTGTAGCCACAGCAAGTATGTAATCTTTAACACCATCAACAGCACCAAACACACCGTCATTTACAAATACGTTGCCTAAGCTATCATATAGCTCATACGCTTCTTTGGCTATTGTTTTTGTTTCGTCATCTGCTTTGTTGATAAATCTAGCTTCACCTGCGGTTGCAACAATGTTAGTATTAAATCTACGCATACTGTCTACGAAGTCTTCTACTACAGTCTCTTCATCTGCATCCATATAATCAGCACCCTTCTTGCTGATCATGTACTTTCGTATTTTGTTTAACCTGTCTCTTCTGTAAAGATCATCTTTCTTTAGCTTATCTCCTTTGCGTTTATCTTCTTCAAACATATCTACAAAAGAAGAATCTGTGTTGGATTCTGCAGGAGGCTTACCGACAAAATCTAAAGTATTAGAAGCCTTATCAGAAGCCTCTGGTTTGTTTCCATATAATTTATCAAACTCTTCTAAGGTCATTTATAAGAATCCTTGTACTTGTTTTGCTCTATCGGTTCTTTTGTTTACTAAAGTATTATAAGCACTAGGGTTTTGTTTTCTTTTAACGTAGGCTCTAGGTCTTAAATAACCTGCCATAACCACCTTAACTGCGCTTTCTAAATCATTTGTATTTTTTAGTCTAGTTATCATGTTTTTACCCATGTTCTCCAATGAACCCGGTATTCTTTCAGATAGTTCTTTTTTCAAGTAGCCGTAGTTTGCCTCATAGGATGAGGTAGACAGATTGTTTTGCTTTGCAAAATCTTCAAACTGAGTTCTTCTATTGTTTTTCTTAGATGTGTCTGTCCACTGAGCATAACCTAATCCACCTCTATCTCCTCTACCTTGTCTTTTTTTATCTAGTATCTCTTGCATGGTTTGAAAGTTAGCAGACTCATATGCTAAATTACCTGCTAAAGCCACAGCTTGAACCTGTGTTAAACCAAAGTCTGACATTAAATCAGACACTAATCTTTTTGATACGCCCTCAAAAGATGCAGATGGTTCAGGTTCAACTGCCTCAACCACAGGTCTAGCTTTTGGTCTTAAAGTAGTCTCTACAGAGGTAGATCCTAAAGCCTCTTCTGTTTTATCATCTCTATCAAATACTGTTTCTATGGTGTTAAAAATCTTTTCTTTCATAGATGGCACAGGTTTTTCTTCACTAGGCTGTAAAAAATCTAGCGTATTACCTTTTGATTTTGTAGATTGTTCTACAATATCTTTTAAAAAGTTTAAATTGTTACCCATGTTTGTACCTTTAGGGTTTAGGATGAATAGTGCCGCTGCTAGGATTAATAAAATAGTCGCCTGATTTAAGTTTGGCATACGCATCTCTAGCTTCCTCTTCTGTCATTATACTTAAATCCAATGGATTGCTTTCAGTATACTCTACCTCAACAGAATCGTCAACAGTTGTAGTGTCTTCCTCTACATCTTTACCTTCTCTTTTCTCTTTAGCTTTACGTCTAGCTTCTGCTAGTCCCTCTCCTCTACCACTAAAAAAATCTACCAGTTTATCTATGGGTCTTTCCCCCGGCTTTCTCCCTGCAGGTAAAACTTTTTCAGGTTCTACAGACACTTCTGTATCTTCATCCTCATCAATAGGTTCTACATCTGCTGGCCTAGCTCTAGGTCTAAGACTTGACATTAATCCTGTTGTTTGCTCCCCCTTAGTGTCAGTGACCAACTGTGCATCTTTAAAACTAGATATACCCCCTAGCTCTTGTATTTGTTTAAGTTTATCAGGTATTAGTTTTGTATCTAAAGTATTTCCATTTACTTTAAGAGACACAACATCTCCTTCAGTAACTACAACTTCAATGTCATCAACGCCACCGTCAGTATTTTCTGCTTTAAACTTCATACGCTGCCCTACATCCCTTGTCTGAGCAGGAGCCTTTTCTAACATCAAGTTGGCGATGTTTGTTTCTAGTTCTTCATTTGACATTACGTCATACTTTATTGCCTCTAATTGATCTTCGCTTATATTAGTCGTACTTGTTACTATTGGACCCATTGTTTCTAAGTACAAAGGATTAGACTGAGCAAATGCAGTTATGATAGGCACAAGACGCTCCACCTTTTCCTGTTCTCTTAATCGTAAGGCTATCTCTCCAATTTCCATAGGCTTACCGTTGATCATATAGTTTTTCATTTTTTCTGGATCTTTTGAGATTTCCTCAGCTTTAGTCATAAAACTCGCGACTTCTGGTACATCATCATCCACTCTACCTATCTCTATTTGTAACTGACTTACGGCTGTTCTTGCATCTATAGCTTTAGTGGGTGCAAACGAGAAGTACGTGCCCGGAGCCACGCTTTCGTAGGCTTCTTGTTTAGCTAACTCGTTAATGTCCATAACAGAGTAACCATCAAAGTACGCATCCTCATCAAGCCTGGCCCTTACTGCATCATCTAAATCTAAACCTAGCAACGTACCAAACAGACCCCGCTTGCTGTCTTTTGTGCTGCCTAGTGAGGGCTTAGTCAGTGCAGTATTCATCTCGTAGAACTCTTGAGAATCTACATCTCCGTACTTAAAGTTTTCTGTTATATCAATCAGCGATTCTACTTCAAACTTATCAAACTTTTGTCCGGGTTTAAAGTTACGTCTAGATGCTTCCTCTTGTAAAGCAGTAGACAAGTCAAACAACCCTTTAGGTCCAGAAGCAATAGCAGCATTGATGTACTCATCATCTACGCCCAACGCTCTAATTCTTGCTATCTCTGATGCAGCTAAACCTTTTAGCTGTTTTAGTTTAGATATTTTACTCTTAGATGCTTCAGCGTTTTCTTTTAACTCTTTCTTATACTGTCGTGCTTCAGCAACCCGTTCATTTATTTGACGGGCCTGATCATCCATAAAACCTGCAGCAAATGCTTTAAAATTAAACGCCATAATATTTTACCTTCTAGACATTAGGCCCATTTCTTGTGGAGCCTGTTCTTGTGTATCTAATTCTTCTGATTCCGCACCCTCCATAGGTGGTGCATCTACTTGCTCTAACTCTTCTGCCTCTGGTGGTGGCACATCCTCTTCAGGTGTTTCCTCCACCTTGCCTTGTTCTAGAAATTCTGATATTTCACCTAACAGCTTTGTACCCTCATCTGCTGTACCCTCTTCTTCTGCTTTAGTCATAGCAGAGTTTAGTATCATCTGTATCCTAGCTTTTTCTTTTTCATCCATCTCTTTCTTGATATTTCTATTTGAAAACTTAAAATCTATATCGTTGCTTTCAGCTACAGCAGCAAGAAGTTCTATAATAACAGGGCGCACCAGTAGAGCTACATCAAGTGTGTGAGTACCACGCATAACTTGAGATGTAGTTAGAGCTTTTGCTATAGGGTATATAGGCACACCTGCTTCCATAGCCACCATTAAGTCATCCATAACGTCTTCTTTAGCTAGGCCGGTCACGTAGAAAGATACAGCCTCTTCTACTGTGTTTAGCTTAGAAGG